GCAAGGTAGCGTATTTGTCAGGCGTGCCGGGTAAAGGTGCAATCGAAGTCCAGCCGAATGGAGGTGCGGAGAAAGCAAACGACATCAGCAATATGTGGGTAGTTGATTTAACATTGAACGGGTGCGAATGTTTGGATTATCACCAATGTTAATTATCTTTGTGCCGTTGTCATTTATTTAAGGTTTAAGTGGGATGCCCGGAAGTGATGAGCCGGGCATTTTTTTTATTTATGAATAGTTCAGAACTACGCAGGTCAGTCCAAGAAGCATTGGTGCAAGTCGAAAAGACCTTGCTCAAAAAGAACGAGGAATACGCAACCGATAACGATGTGTTCAGGAATTTCCGTACCGGAATAAGCCTTCAATCCAAACCGCAAGCAGTCGCTTGGGAATACATGACCAAACACCTGCAATGGATTAAAGACGCCATTCAAACCGACCACAAGCCGACCCATGCCGAACTGGATGAGAAGTTTATTGACGCGATAAATTACTTACTTATCATTCGTGCAATGTATCAGGACAAAGCCTAATTTTTTTATTTGCAAATTTATTTTTATCTTTGTACAACCTCTCCCAGAGGGTAGGCAGTTTGCCATATTTCGGGAACACAAAATCGTTCTCACTACTAAACAAATCAATATGCCATTAACTTGCACTGGATGCTCAGTTAGCGTCCCTACCCTATCCGCATCATGCGGAAAAAACAAGAAGCAAGGCGGTCTGCCATACCTTGCCATCGTTGCTTGTGATTACACCTTTACAAATCCAACTGACCCAGCAGAATGGGCAAGTGCCATCAGTGCCAACAACGCAAGAGTTATTAAAGGTCTGCTCGGTTCACTTGCTGACCCATCCAACACAACCAAGCGTATCGGTTCTTGCGACCCTGAAACTTTGTTAGGTCGTGTCTGGACGCTTAACTTCCAAGATTACAACTTCACCGAAACAGGCTCACCGCTTGTATTCGAGAAAGAAGCGTTTTACAACGACATCCAAGCCGACCCAAGCAAGTACTACTTATACTTTGGCTCTTGCGATGGTCGTATGTGGCTCGTTCCTGACTTTACATTAATGATGAATGTCATCGTTCCCGATAACAACCAAGACGCAAGATACATGAATGTTCAAGTTATGTATCAAGGCTTGACCATGGGAACTCAATATGTTTTCGATTTAGGTACAGTTTAATCCGCCCGTAAATCATGGCATACGAGCCTATTGATACGGGTTTCGGGTTCTACTTCGACCCCGAAGAACGACCTGATGCCTACCTGCGTTGGGCAGAGCAGTATTACTCGATGATTGTTCACACACAGGGACATAATCCGGGTAAACTGCTCTACCTACAACGCCCGAACGAAGCCGATGATATTTACCGTTATCGTCTGGCTAACTTCGAGGCGATTACAAAGGGTGCGATTAGTCGGGCGAAGAACGAGGTGTTCAGTCCTATCGGGTCTGCCAAGTTCAGTTACAAAATGGACGAGGACACGGAGGAGTATATCGAACGCCCTGTTTTCGGTATGTCCGAGGGTTATGGAACTGGATACGACTATTGGCAATACATCTTCAAGGTGTGTTGCGAACGCATAATTGACGACCCGAACGGCTACCTGACTTGGATGCCATTTGGCGAAGGTCTGACCGACCCGACTCAGAAAGTTGAGTTATATCCATACCAGATTTATTCGGTCTGCATCACCCGACTGACAAAGGACAGAATCACCTTTTACAAGCCTGAGGAACGCTTCTATCTCAACTCAGGCACAACGGGTCGAATCTTCTATACAATCGACAGAGAGGCATATTATCGCCACTATGAAATTGAATTACCAGACGATAAGACTACATTCGGCACGGACTTAATTTATCGCCACAACTTGGGCGAAATTCCTATCGTGTTGAATGGTGGATTTCGTAAGTCGGCAATCGGTCAATTCGACTACAAAACACGCAAGGCAGTATGGGGCGAATCAACTTACATGGGTTGGTCTCCTTACTCATTTACGAGCGGGTCGGCATTGTTGCAGAATACCTATCTGCCTCAATTCATTGACTACCTTGAATCGTTCTTTGTCGGGTTCGTTGGTTATGCGAATGAGGCATTAAAGACCTTTGACGATTGGAAAGGTGCAAGGGTAATGACTTCCAACCCAATCCGAGTTGAGAAGCAGATGCCTTGTACTGCTGAGGGTTGCAATAATGGCTATGTCTGGGGGCATGATAGCGATGGCAACGATTCAAGGCGTGCATGTAATACTTGCAACGGGTCAGGCGTAATGGTTCGCAGTCCGTTTGGAATTTATCAAGTCAAAGTACCAGATAGCACAACGCTCGAAAACCAAACGCTTGTTGACGACCCCGTGTCGTATGTATCGCCTCCTGTGGATGGCTTGGAGTACATGCAAAAGGCGTGGGAGACTTTGATACACAAAGCCGAGTTGGAATTGTATCAACTATTTACTGACTCGGCTCAATCTGGCGAGGCTAAGAAGGTCGATAGGGAAGGCAAGTATGCAATGATTATGGCTATGTCAAATCATATCTTTGACCATATCATCTACAACCACCTAAACTTCCTGATTCGTTTAAGAAATATAGTCAATCCTGAACCTCCGATAATCGTCAAGCCTACATCCTTTGCTATTCGTGACGAGGGAATGATTATAGAGGAGTTAAAGCAGTTGAACGAAGCAGACGCCCCGATTCCGGTCAAGGTCAAGGCACAGAAAGACCTAATGAAAAAACGATTCTCGGGCAAAGCCGAGGCGAGCGAAATAATTGAGTTAATGGTGCAGTTCGACCCGTTGTATGGTCAATCAATGGAAGACATCGAGCGTATGCAACGCATGGGTGCGATTGACACAAGGTCGGTGCAGAAGCATGCATATTGCTACCATGTCTTAGAAAGAGTCATGGAAAAGGTTGACGACATGGAGCATGAGATGGAAGAACCCGAAATCCTCGCATTGATGGAGACCGAGTTCAACACTATCGTTCCGCCTCCTGCCACTCAAATTCAGATTCCCGTATTTGAATAATGGCAAAGCGTTCACCAGAAGATGAAATCGACCTGCTCATTGATAATTTGGTTGACAATGCGAAGCGAGGTGCAGACGATGCCACTACACGCATCATTAAGTTATTGGACAAGTACTTGGACGGTTTCCAACTATCTGATGGAACTTTCGTACTTTCAGAACAAAACAGCCGACTTCTCACTGGTCTGGACAGCGAAATTGCCAAAGCAATCAACGCAAGCACCTACCCATCCAGCGTGTCCGAAATCGTCAGAAGTTTGCCAGAAATTGAACGATTGAGCGAGATGGTGTTAAGGCAATACAATAGCACATTTGCGTTTGACTTCGACCGCTTAGGGGTGTCGCAGTTACGCCTTGCCCAGACCGAAACTATTGTCCAGAACATGACCGGCACGGGTTTGACTGCTGAGATACGCCAACCGATTCGTGACGCTATAAACCGAAATGTTTTTGCAGGGGCGAAAGTAACCGATACCAAAGCCAGACTGCGTGATTTCTTATTAGCCTCCGAATCGGATAAATTCAACCGAATGGCTCGATATGCGAATGTCTGGGCGCAAGACGGCATTATGCAGTACGATGGCATGATATACGACCGATTCCGAACTGAGTACGCACCGAACAGCATTAGGTATATCGGCTCTTTGATTGGCGATAGTCGTCCGCAATGCGTCAGGTGGGTGACGAAGTACAATGGTAAAATTCCAATGAACAAATTACAAAGCGAGATAAATTGGGCGTATAACAACGGCTCAGGAATGAACCTTGCCACGACCAAAGAATCATTCTGCACATATCGTGGCGGTTACAACTGCCGACACAAAGCAATTCCCGTATTTGAAAGTGAGGGCGAAGACAATGGGTGACAATCACGGGCAATCGGAATCAATCGGGGGCATCTTGTCCTCCATTTTGGGGTATATTATGGCACATTTTTTTTCTGTTGATGCTATTTTTTTCAAGGTAGTTATTGCACCTGCAATCGGTGCGACTATCGGTTTTTTCGTAGTGCGTTTCTGGAAAAAACTATTCGACAAAAATGAAAAATCAAATCAAACAAATGAATAAACACGACTGGATAATTATCCTCTTCTCAATGCTGATTGCAACTGCAACAGCCAACGCACAGGACACGGTGTATATCGCCAATTCTGGAAGCAATGTAACTATCACCTACAAAGGTTCGGTCAAGTCCGTGCCTCGTAGTTTGATTAGTGCAAACAAAATTGTCAGTCCTATCCTGCCAACTCAGGTATCAATCTTTAACGGGGCGTCTCAAGTTGAATCATGGACATTTAACTTCTACCGATTCAAGGTAAACCAAACCGCTATCACCAATGTCGATAGTTTTGTTCCTGCCATCAACAACCTGAACACGGCTATGGTTGTATCTTATAAATTGCTAAAGGATATTCAAATTGTTTCGGCTTTGCCTGCCAATCCAGACCCGACTGTTACATATTTGGTTGGTGCGCAGACTACCATAAGCATAACAGGGTTAAACGGCAACGCAGACGGGTATTACCGCATTCAAGGCACAACGGTAAACGCAGGCAGTGCCGATACGCACACAATGCGGTTTAATACGGTTAATACCAATGTGTACGATAGCCGGTATTCGTATGTTGGTGCAGCATCAAGCACGGGGTCTAACTTGCAAACGCATATCTTCCTTGCACCTAATAACGGGGCAAATTCGCTCACTATGTTTGATATTAACATCGACCCAGCAACGGGCAAGAATCGCACCGTTCAGGGCGTGGCTAATGTGTTTGGGGCGAATCAAATCACCGCACCACTATACCCGACTTTTGGCGGTTTGTGGCGTGATAATTCGACTAATATTACAAGCATTCAACTTGGTTATGCTTCAATAAGTAACGGGTATGCCGTTGGTACAA